ATAAAAATGAGACCCTATACTTGGGTTACTTTTATATTATCTTTATATCATTATTAGTATTAAGCTTTTTAATCGTAATTAAGAACGTTTTTTAAATTATCATTGGCCACTTCGGTGGCCATTGACAACCTATCTAAATTTTGATATAATGATTTAATGAACACAAAAGAATTTACAATCAAAATAGAAGAACTGGCCAAACAAAAAAATCTTAAATACATAGACGCAATTGTACACTTTTGTGAGAATAACGATATAGATGTAGGCACGGTAGGGCCGTTAATCTCAAAAAATTTAAAAGACAAAATTGCATTAGAAGCACAAGATTTAAATTACTTACCTAAAACTGGTAGAATACCAGGAGTTTAAGATGTATGGCGGTTTTGATGTATTTAAAGTATATCTGGCAATTAAATTACATTTTACGACTGAAAGTTATGACTACCATAAATATGAAGGACAAGTTAATTGTAAACTAGATACATTTACAAAAAGAAATGATAGATATTTTTTTCACAAGCTTAGCACCAGATACAGTAAAGATGATATACTGGACTTTTTTGTTTCTAATTTTCTTATTGATAGTAATAAATGGATAGGTAATTTAACACGTAATGATGGTAAAGATGTTTACTTGGATTGGAAAAAGCGTAAAGAGTCTTTTGAGTATTATTTTAGAAATGATTGTGTATCTATTCTTAATGACTTCAATGCTCGTAATCTTTCTTTTGATGATGGCTTTCATGTATCTTCTGGACAACATCCTAGATTTTTACAATTGGTTCTCTCAAAAAAAATATCATACGAGACTGCTGTCGTTTTTAATAATACCATTCAATATAGTAACCAGTGGGATAGACAAATTAATGAAAAAGTGGTATGGCCTGTTCAATCACAAAGACTAAAAAAATATAAGGCGTTTGTAAAGTATAATGAAACAGCAATTAAAATAATCTTAAAAGAAATATTTTTAAAATGATTTTTAATATTTTTCTGTATGTATTAGCATTTATATGTGCATTTTATATTTTAGGTCAGAGTCAAAATAAAATTATAAGAATTATTGTATTATTATTAATAACTTTTATGGCAATTAAATTACTATGATAAAAAGAGTTTTTTGTATTGGCAACGGCCAGAGTAGAAAAAATTACAATTTAGAAAAGTTAAGACCTTTTGGTAAAATATATGGTTGCAATGCACTTTATAGAGATTTTACGCCAGATGTATTAGTTGCAGTTGACCACGGTATTATGCACGAGATATATCATAGTGGTTATTGTGAGAATAAAGAAACTTGGTTTAGAGATTGGAATAAACTACCAGCTTATATGTACGATAGTCTTGTAGAAACAAGTATTAGTATGGACGATTTTAATGAAATTAAAAAATATGATTTAATAAAAGAAAACAAAAGAACAGATCAAACAGAATTTGTTATGCACGGCAGCAATTTAAAAGGTATTGCAGATATATTACATAGAAACAAAGCTAAAATAGAAAAAAAATATATTGATTATAGCAGTTGTTGTATAAGTTGGGTTAGAGATACAGATAAGACATATACTTTAAAAGATATTATGAAAAACGAGCAAGGTAATTCCGTAGATCACGGTTGGGCTTGTGGTGCAACAGCAGGTTATATTGCAATTAAACAACAAAGTCCTACACACGTTTACTTAATTGGCCATGACCTACACTCAAATAATAATAAAGTAAACAATCTATATGCTGGTACGAAGCATTATGTTATACCAGAACACTCACCGACACCTGCGGTAAATTGGATAGACCAATGGAAAACGCTTAGTATATGGAATCCTGAAGTAAAGTTTATAAAGGTTAATGAATACAATGACCAAAGAAATTTAACAGATATGCCAATACAAGAATGGATTGGCCTTAAAAATCTAGTATATACAAGTTTAGATATGCTTGACAAAGAACTTGGATTGTGATATATTAATACTATGTATATTAGAATATTAAACTATTTAATTACTAAATTAGAAAATTTGAGAGATAAAGCTCGTTCTCAACCAAGTAGAATATCGGCTAAAGAATGGGCAAGGCAACATAAAGAGTGGAGAGAAAGAAATAAGTCTTATAAATAGAACTGATAGCGATTATACAGCTAACACAAATACAAACATACGGAGAATATATGAACTTTGAATCATTAAAATCAAGTCATTCTAACTTTGATAAACTTACCAAAGCACTAGAAGCAAGTCTAAATTTAGAAGAAAAATCAACATCAAAAGACAAATACACAGACGAAAGAATCTGGAAACCAGAACTAGATAAAACAGGTAATGGTTATGCAGTTATTCGTTTTTTACCTGCAAGTGAGTCTGAAGATATGCCGTGGATAAGAGTGTGGTCACACGCATTTCAAGGACCAGGCGGCTGGTATATTGAAAACTCTCTTACTACATTAAATCAAAAAGATCCTGTAAGTGAAGAAAATACAAGATTGTGGAATACAGGTGTTGAATCTGATAAAGAGATTGCAAGAAAAAGAAAAAGAAAATTATCTTATTACTCAAATATTTTGGTTGTAAGTGACCCTAAACATCCTGAAAACGAAGGCAAGGTGTTTATATTTAAATATGGTAAAAAGATATTTGATAAAATTACAGAAGCAATGCAACCAGCATTTGAAGATGAGAAGCCAATTAATCCATTTGATTTTTGGAAAGGTGCAAACTTTAAACTAAAAATACGTAAAGTAGATGGTTATTGGAACTATGATAAATCTGAATTTGATCCTGTTGCACAAATTGCTGAAAGTGACGAAAAGATAAAAGCAATTTGGAGTAAGCAATATGCTCTAACGCCTTTCTTAGCCGCAAGTAATTTTAAGTCCTATGATGAACTCAAAGAGAAACTGAATAGGGTAATTACAGGCTCAAGGAATGCTGATACCGTAGAAGACGTTGACCTCCCTCCAACAAAAAAGAACGGTACAGTAAAAAGTAACAAATCTTCTTCTGCTAGTGATGATGACGATACGTTGTCTTACTTTAGTAAATTAGCTGACGAGGATTAATCTCTCACTACTTGACGGTGGCTAGAAATGGCCACCGTTTAAACTGGTACTGAACTTAAATTTAAAAAAGACTTATCAGGATTACCAGGTTCCATAGACATAACCTGTGTACTATTATTATTATTTACAACATTATTAGGTGCAATTACAGCAGCACTTGAAGATTTAGCAGATTCTTTTTGTGCCACCATATCAGCACTAGATTTAGCAAATTCACCTGGCAATGGCATATCATTTTCTCTTTCTCTTTTTCTTCTTAAAGAGGCCATGTCACCTTGCATTGCATTATCTCTTGTATCTAATCGACTTGCAATTCTAGGACCTGTTATTGATTGTTTTTCTGCTTCATATTCTGGTGATGGGCCTGAAATTTTTTGTGATTGAAAAGTAGGTTGACTTGATGTAGAACTTGCCATGGCAGTTTTGCTTGTATCACCACCAGCGTCCATAGGATCCACACTACCAAATTTACCTTCACCTTTTTCTTTGTCTTTTTCTTCTTTTTTACCAAAACTAAAGAAGTTACTAATTTTTTCAGCTATACCTTTTATTGCACTGTAAAGTTTATATAATCCATATATTACAAGACCTACAATAAGAGCTATTGCTATAAATTTAATAGAACCTAATAATAAACCAAAAGTAAACTTTGCTAATCCCATAGCACCTCGGCCAACAGCGCCTGCAAAATTCATTAATGCTCTTGGTGCATTTTTTAAACCATCCATTAAGTTTTTACCTAATATTTTTATATCTTTACCAAAAGCTTTTACCTGATCAATAGCTGCACCAAAAGTATCTGCAATAAAACCACCCATTTTTTCTCTTGGTTGAATGTTTAATTTATCTCTTGCTTCTTCAGCTTTTTTCTCATCTGCTAAAATTTTTTCTCTACGATCTTGCAATATTTTTTGTTCATCATCATCTATTTTTTTTTGTTCTCTTAATTTATTTTCTTGTTCTAAATACTCTCTTTTATCTCTTATAATTCTATCTTCAAGTTGTTGTAATTCTTTTCTTTCTATTTTTTCTTGTGCTTTTGTCATTACTTCTAATTTCATTGTTTCTTTATTAATGACAGTATTTGTTTTTAATCTTTCTCTTATGTTATCTCTTTCAACGGTTAATTCTCTTAATTTTTCTTCTTTAACTCTTTTATCTTCTTCACGTATTTCTTTTCTTTTTTTTAATTGTTCAGATAACTTATCTATATTTTGACCTAAATCTTTACTAAAATCTTTTAAATCAACACCTAGTTTTTCTTGTAATTTTTCAATAATATCTAATGCTTGATCTTGTTTTTTTTCATCTTCGTCTTTTAATAAATCTGCAATTTTTACTAATTCTTGCTCAATAATAGGTGCCACTGATTTGGTAACTTGCATTGTTACTGATTGAACTCTTTGAGTAACAGACGTAGAAATAGATTTCATGTACTTGGCAATTTGATCTGTTGATAGTGAAGCTGTTTTTTGTTTAGCGTTAATTTCTTTTAATAACGTTACAAAACTTGCACTTTTTTTTAGCTCTTCTTTTTTATCTTCTTCTGCCATATTATCCTATTTGATCGTCTATTTTAATTTTTTGTTTTACTGTTGTTTGTATATTTTGAGCTACAATTTTTTTATCTTCAATTTTTTCTTGTGATCTACCGTAAGAAGTAATGCCTAATACCGCACCCATTGCAATATGAAAGAAACCTGCACCGTATAATGTTATGGGATTCCATTGTGTTAATACTATTTGATTTAAATATATTGTTTGTGCCATATTCCATAACACAGGAAATAATATAAAATCGCATATACATACAGTCAGATACAACCAACCCATAGCAGGCCGCCAATTGGTTCTCCAAGGACTTTCTTTATGTTCGCAACTCATTGACTTTCCCTTCTTCTTCTTTCGTTTTCTTCTTTGATATAATTAACGATTAATGATACGTATATGTCACGCTCCCAAGGTATCATATTTTCAATTTCTGTTAATGAATATTTATGATGTTGCATTAACGCAAAATTAGTTTCAAAGTAGGCCTCTAACGTGTTATGGGCGAGGCCAACTCGAAAAAATCTGTAATACCTGATAAAGTAACCGTACTTACTTTATTTGTCTTAGGATTTGTAACTTCAATCTTTTGTTCTAACCTTGGCATTGTATCAAAAAACTTTCTGATTTTATCAAATGCTTGTGGTGATAAGTTTTCAATAAATTCTTTTAAGTCTTTTTTGGTTGCGTCTTTGGCCGGATATATTTTCTCGCCCTCAAATATATGGTCAATGCAATCAATTAAAACCGTAAACATACTTTCAATATCAATCTTTTGTTTTGTGATATCACCTTTTACAATATCATAATTTTTTAGTGTAGGGTATTTTAAAACAATACCTAAATTTCTTTGTTCATCAATTACAATTTTATTTGTATGATCATCAGTTACGTGAACTTCGACCTTTGTTAAATCTACTTCTGTTTCTGCATAAGTTATGCCGTCATCAGGACATATTGTTTTAAATTTTGCAATTTCAGAAACCGATTTAGCTCTTATTTGTAAAAAAATATACTCTATATCAAAAATAGGTAAATTTTCCACTTTTAACATATCAAATGTACAAGCGTTTACAATATCTTTTAAAGCTGTAACCATTTCTTTATTGTTACCTGATTCTAATGCAATGTATAATACTTTTTCCTCTTTTACTAAAAAAGGTCTAAACTTTATTTTTTTATCTTCTGATGGTAGGGTCAATTCATATGTTGGCACTTCTACCTTTGGTAAAGACATAATATACTCCTTTGTTATAAGTTAATTGGCGGTAAACCTCCGAAAGGCGGAAATACACGGCCACCTGTAATACCACCAATCGGTATTCTTCTTTTCAAGCCTTCGATTACATCAACGCCGGCTCTTCTTAATTCTGGTGGTAATCTATTTAGTAGACCACCTAAAGCTCCAAATTTACTCTTAACGTTTACTGATCTAAAGTTTGCTTCGCCTAATTCAATATTACCTGAACGATCTAGGAAATAATTTACCCAATATCTAAATGCAAATGTAACTGTAAATGTTTGTAATGAATTTGCTTCGTAACTATATTCAACAGGCCCTATTGTTTTAGGATAACACTCAAATAATTTAACAGCATATGTTACATCATCTCTTTCATTACGACTTGCAAATTGACCTAATTGAAATATATTAATATCTGATACGTAATTATCATAAAAATTAAAGTTATGTGAAGTTGTACTAAACACGGCCGATTGCCAAGTTTCAAAGTATGATCTTTCTCTTAAAAATTTATCACAATAAAAAGTGGCATTTATATCTTCTGATTTATAATCAAAGGCAATTTTTCTAGCAGGGCCGTGAGTACGAATTTCTTTTGATTCAATAGAACGATTTGGCATTGTAATTGCTGAACAAAATGCCTGAACTCGGCGACCATTTGCTTTATGTAAAGATGTTAATGTGCCTTGATCTTTAAAAGTAATTGCTTCTTCAAACTGTGCTTGTGAAGGTTCTGATAATGAATTTGTTGTTGTATCTGTACCGCTTCTACCTCTTGGCAAATTAAACTCAACATAAAATCTTGCTTTACGAGCAAAGCCTTCTGCTTCGTTTACATAACCTTGAAAACGGCCAATTGTTGTTTCTGGATTGCCGCCTGCCTTTTGTCTAAAACGTGGATCATTTTCAACATTGTCTAATGAACGATCACGTGGTAAACCTAATCGTATATCAAAACCACCAATACGAACACCGCCTCTTAAAATAGCCATTAGATAGAACTCCTTGAAGCTGCATATACAGAAGCTGCAGAACTTTTTTGAAATTGTTGAACTGGTAAATAACAAGCAATTGCCGCTTGATCATATTCTATTCTTAAAAAACCTGATCTAACGTGTCTAAACAAATACTTTTTAATTGTAGGTCGAACTAATGGATTGTTTCTTACACGTGAATAACTTACATCAAAACGAGTCGTTTTATTGTTTTTGTTATTTGTAGAAAATCTTTGCATTTGTTCTAATAATCTTATTCTTGCTAATGGCGGTAAATAGTGAAAATTTAAACCACTAAAACCACCTTTTATTGTTTCTAATGGCAATACAAGTGGAAAAGTATCATAGTATGGTAATGTTTTTTTATACTTTGGGTCATAAAAAAACAAATTTAATAGACCAATATTTGGCCGACTTGTAAGTCTTCCTTCTCTCATTAATTTACTTGCTGATACACCGCCTAAATTTGATATAGCATTTCTATACCATGAGGCTGATTTTACAGTGTCACCTTGTTTGTTTTTAAGACTATCTAAAATACTTGCCATTTAATATATTTATGTTAAAAAACGACACCTAACTCTTTTTCAGTAAATATTTTAAACTCTAAATCATTATCTTTACAATAGATTTTTGCAGCTTCCCATTTAGCATTGTTTTTAATATATTCTAATTGTTCACGCATATATGACCTATTTTGTTTTTTAGGTTTCTTTGGTGGAAAACATTGTCGATAAGGTTTAACTTCTACCATAAACTTTTTACCTTTTTTTAACTTAAATATAAAATCAGGAAAGTATCTGTGTATTCGATAGTCTATTGGCGAACGATATATAATTGGCAATTCTTCTGAACTCCAGTATTCAATATCTTCATTCTT